GGTGTATCGGTGAGGTTCGTTGTTTGATTCGAGCGCCAGAACGCGCTGAAGGCCGATTTTGGTGATGAGATTGATGCGGTACTGCTGCTGATTGCCGGATAGCTGGACATTACATCGATGACACTGTTTTGAAATATTATCTTCGTGATACCGGAGGTGTGATGCCTTGCCTCTTGACCGGTAGTGCCCTGCCTCCCACTGAACCGTTTCCCACGTCCCGCAACTGATGCACGGAAGCTCTCTGTCTCTTTCCCTGATGTAGTCATTCACTACGCGCTGTGTCATATCCTCCCAGTGCTTTAAGGGCTTGGCTTCAGCTTTCCGGTTGCGCCAGGCTAACCTCTCTGCCTTCTCGCGCTTTTGCGCTTCAGCTTGTTTGCCAAAGATAATTGAGCATTGGACGCCACAGACTTTCTGGAGAGAACTTCGAGGGGTGTATTCGGTAGAGCAGATTGGGCAGGTCTTCGGCTTCGGCGGCTTAATGCCTTTAGCCATGCCTCCCCCTAAATTTATTTACATCCCATATCCACACCTGAAGGGCCATTGAAAGGTATGAGGGAAGCCGCTTGTATCGCTCAAAGTCATCGTCAATCATCTTCACCCTGACTCGATAGACCCACTCAACTCTCCATAGCCATGCTGCGGAGGCAAGTAGTATTAGAATTGCGTCAGCCATCATTCTCTCCTGTCATTGTGAAATTTGGGTGTAACATCGTCCACAGGTCGAGACATGAGGTGCATGCGTAGACTTCGGCATCCAGCAGCTGAACAGAGCAACCAGCGCACACAGAAGCAGATGGCTCGCCAGCGCCAGTAGGCGGATTTGATTGGCTGGTCTCTTTCATGGTCTTCCCATTTGAGGTCGGTTTCACAAGACTCACATGCAATTTCATACCAGTGCTTATCTTCGCTTGTGAGGATTGTGTAGCAGCGGTGGCAGCGTTCACGCATTGGGTTGCCCCTTTTCGTGCTGACGAATGCTGTAAATCGCTTCTCTCAGCTCCTGCTTCTGCTGCTCTGTCCATTCTGATTTCAGGTTTTTACAGACTCGCACAAGGCGCTCTGATTCATCTCTGTCCATCAGCATTAGCTGCCGGCCGCTTTCGAGCCATACATCGACCTGTGTAACCTTTTCGCCATAAAGCTTCTGCGCAGCAAAGGCTGAAAGGTGCAGCAAGGTGTTCCAGAATATTTTCATCGTGCTTTCCTCATTCTGTCAGCCACGGCCCGGCGCAACCGTGCAATGTAATTGCAGGTGGTCACTTCGGATTCGGTCGGGATTTTGTGGCGGCGGCGTTTCTGGCGGGGATACTTCAGTTTGGCGTGTTCACATGCTAAGAAGGTGATGCTAATTTGCCGGCGCATGTCCACCTCTCACCCTGTTCAGCAGGCTCTGGATCCGCCATGTTGGGGTTAACGCCGAAGCCTCCTGGCGTTGCTCCAGCGCGATATTTGCAATCGCTGTAGCTGATGTGAGACTTCACAATGTGATGACCGCCCGTAAGGGTGTGCAATACGGTTAGCACGTCCTTTCTGCTTGCACATGCAGAGCGGGAAACCCGGTCAAGGATTTCCGTTGTGCCGTGCCATTTCCCGTCTGCCAGAACTTTGTGAATTTCTTCTTTGATTTTGCTCATGCTGCTCTCCCGAACCTGTTAGCCCACTCTGCAGCGCGCGCGGATTCATCGCTGAATCGAACGTTCTGCTCTGCGCCGAAGGCGTGAATAATAGTGATGAGGTCGCGCATCTCGCTGACGCGCATCTTGCTTGTTGACTGACCGAGGACTACAAAGCCGCCGTTGATGCCGGGCACGGTTTCCTGCTGCTTGAGTGCAGCGCTGAAAACGTGCTTCCACGACTCCGAATCCATCTTTCGCCCGTACCACACCACCTGTTGCGAAATGTCATGCAGACAGCTCCAGAGCATTCGATTCTGCGCTAGTGAGCGGGTGTCTTCCTGGATGGTTATCTGCAGAGGTCTGTCGGTATCGGCGGGGAGTTGCTGGATGGCTTCAATGCAGTTTCTTCGGATGCGGTCATCCCGCAGGAGGAATGTTGTCTTCTCCATTCTGCTTGTCTCTCTTCAGTGCGTCGCTGAGTAGCTTCCTGATGCCCGCAGGCATGCACATTGAGTTCGGATAGCGGTTGACGAAGCGACTGATGTCACTTGCCAGCTTATCCAGCTCGGTTTCGGATATGAGGTGCTCAGGACGCTTTAGGGGGATTACGTTGTTCATGACTTTCTCCGGTGTTCATCTGTTTCCGGGATCGGGAATTGGCCGACAGGTGAGCCTTCGCAGCGAATGCACCACTTATTCCACCAGGATTGCCCTTCACGGTATCGCTCAGGTGGCTTCTTCACCCCGCAGCGGTCACATCGGTAATGCGGCTCATGACTCATGCTTCCTCCTGCTTGCTGCGGGCTAGCCAGCATTGCCAGTGAAATTGCGTTGAAATACGCTCATATCTCTCTTCATCATCGAGATGGCGATAGGTATCCATCCCAGCGCTACGGGCCCAGCGCTCAAACTTCTGCCGCTCCAGCTCATTTTTGTCGCTCATAATTCCTCCGGTGGTTCAGGGAGTGGCTGCCAGTGGGTGATTGACTCAGGCTTTAAAATGGTGAACCAGCCATTGAAGCAGGGTGCTGCGGTAACGTATCGCCCATTCCAGACGAGAACCACGGGGCCATCGCTCGACGCTGGCAGTCTGTCACTGCATTTAATCCATCCGCTCATCCTCCCTCTCCTCGCTCGCGTTCCTGCTGCTCCAGTACCCTGTATGCGACGATGTCACCAGGATGGGGTGCATAATTTCTCCATCTCATCGTTTTGGCAGGGCCGGTCATGCGGTTGCCGCTATGCATGCGAGCTTCAACCATCACCTCATTCCCAACTGGAGGTAGCGCAACCTCTCCGCTCCAGTAAATCCATACAGGCTCATCCTTCTCCTGCTGCTCCAGCACTGGCAGGGCTATCTCTAAGGCTTGTAGGTACTTCTCTTCCCTCATGCTCAGTCCTACATGCGGGTTTGCCTGATGCTCACGCAGATGGCCAATGTCCATGCGCGCCACTTCAGCGGTTAGCTTGTTCATTATGCATACTCCGTGACATTTTCACTCGCCCAGGTCTGGTCGTACTCGTCGGCCGGCATGTTGGCGATATAGTTGTAAGGTGTCGCGCCGTCCATGGTCAGGAACTGGTGCGACTGCTCGTGCAGGTAAAGCGGAATGCCACCCTCCCATCCCTCTCCGTTACGCTGTTTTTCAAGCATCAGGACAGATGCGGATGTTGCCAGAGCGGCCTGCTCTTTCTCGTTCAGCGGTTCTCCAGCATGTTGTTTCTGGATAGCTCGCTCTCGGATTTTGTTGCGCCAGATGATGAACAGGTTGTCGGTGAGGTCGGTGATGGCGCCGGTGCCTTTCACGTCCATCTTGCCAGTAGGCTTCTCTTCGCTGTCCGACTTTCTGCTGTGCGTCACCATGATGACGTGGCTGTTGGTGCGGTTCTTGAAGTCACATACGGCGTCTACAAACGCCTTCTGCCCGTTGTAATCGTCGTCACCAATGCCGCACTTCATCAGGCTGTCGATGATGAACAGCTGAATACCGTAGCGCCGGTTGGCGTACTCGAAGATTTCCAGAAGGCGATCTGCTTTCGCCGTTCCCGTCAGGCCAAACAGCCAAAGCCGGTCGTCGTAGAAGTTGAATGCCGAGTCGATTTCCATCTGCGGTGGCAGCTTCAGGCAGGTAGCCTGTCTTGTCAGTCGCTTCAGTAATGCTCCCGGTTTAAGCTCCAGAGACGCAACGCAGGAACGAACACCCTGTCGCATAGCCTCGAGTACCATATGCCCCACGACTTCGGTTTTACCGTGCCCGTTCACCCCATTCACGATGGTCAGTTCGGCTTCACGGAATGCGAAGTTGTGATTTAGCGTCTCCCATGGGCTGCGGAACATGCACTGCTCTTTGCCGTAGAAAGCGTTGATGGTGTCCTGATAGAACTCGCGGGCGCTATACAACTCTTCTGGATCGAAGTAAGCAGCGCGCTCCAGCACGTCGATTACCTGATCGCTTGTCATCCCGGCCTGCAGGCACTCGTTGATGTCTTTGTGTGGCAGATTAACCAGCCGGCAGCGGTGCTCGCCGAGGCGGGATGCGATTTCCTTCGCTGCAGCCTGGCCGACTTCATCGGAGTCCATGGAGATCCAGATTTCGTCGAAGCGGTCGAGGTTGTGATACTCAAACTCAATCCACTGCTGCTTGGCTCCCTTGCCACCGCCGAACGGGACAGAAAGCGCCGGAAGGCCGTACTGGTAGTACGTCATGCAGTCGATTTCTCCTTCGCAGATAACTACCAGGCGGATGTTTTTAGGCATTGCCTGCCATCCGAACAGGCACGGCTCGCACTCGCCTTCGGCCATGATGACCTTCTTGCCGTTAGGCCTCTCGGTACTTATGCGCTTGACCTGCAACAGCTCACCATCGCGCTTGTACGGGAACGCCAGAGCATCCAGCTCGCGCTCGCCATTCCATACTTTCGCCGCGGCGACTTCAAACGCCTTTGCCGTCTCTGCGGTGATGCCGCGAGATGCCAGGTATTCGAGGTGCTTTTCGGTTTTGGTGAGGTACTTGCTGATTTTCTTGCGGTCGGGGCGGGCGAACTTTTTCTGTTGCTTTGCTGAGAAGTGGTGGTCGTCGTCTTTGATGCCGAGGAACTCTTTGGCTTCTGTCATCGCCTGGTGCAACCCGCAGTCTTTCACGGCTACCCACAGGTCGAGGAGGTCACCACCGCTTCCTTCAGCGAAGTCCTGCCAGACTTTCTTGCCTGCCAGATTCACCTTCAGGCTCTGGCCCTTTTCCCCGTTAACGCTTCCTGCTACCCACTCATGCGATTCTTTTTTGCCGTTCGGCAACAGGTATTTCGCTACCCTGTCGACATGGTTCCAGAGCATGTCACTCAGTTCGGATGGAGTCATACGGCCCTCAAATGAAGTTTCTCAAACCAGTACCGGACAAACGCTTCGCTCAACAGGCCGTGGTTATATCCGGCAATCAGCAATGATTTAATCCGTGGCTTCATGTGATCACCTGTCGAAGAACACGTAACCAGACTTGGAAACCGTGATTGCTGATTTGACCGAGCTTGAGGTTGCAGCTGCTGGCTTATCGTCCTGCCAGCGACTGCCGTTGAGGTAGGTTGCAGGATGCAGGTTATCGAAACCGAACTGCTTACCCTGACGGCTGGCGATATCCTCTGCCAGCATCTGAGCGAACTGCTCCGGAGTTCCGCCTGACTCTTTCCGCCACTCCTGATACTTCGACCTGAAAGCTGACATAGCCTTCTGCTTGCCCTTTTTGACCATGCCTGCACACCAGAAGATTTTCTCGAATGCTTCGTCGGCGGCCTGATTCTTTCCTGCAGGCTTATCGGCCTTTTCGCATGTCGACCGAACCTGTTCGGGCAAAGTGTTTTTATTGTCTTTCTTGTCTTTTGTAATATTGTCTTTTGTGGTTACCCGATTCGGGTAAGAGCGATTACCTGATTCGGGTAAAGGTTCCTTACCTGATTCGGGTAAACTCACCTGATTCGGGTGAGCTGGTTTTTCCCAGTCTCCGATGACCTTGTTAATGCCAGTCAGCCTGCCGTTCTGGCTTAGGATATTGCGCTTAACGAGAGCGCTTTTCGCTGCTGAGCATTTGTGTGGCAACATCCCTGTCAGCTGTGACAGCTGCTCGTTGCTGATCCAGTCAACCTTCTTGTTGAAGCCGTATGTTTTGCGCATGACGGCCATGAATACCAGAAGCTGATGTTGGGTTAATCCTGCAAGCATGACGGCTTCGAGGAGTTCATTGGCGATGCGCGTGAATCCATCTTCAATATCTGCCACGCGACGCTCTCTTGCCTCGATGTGAGGCGTTAGATCATGTACTTCAGCCAGATTGCTCATTGCCCTTTCCCCTTCGCTTTAGCCTCTTCCAGAATGTGCTTCAGCTTCTCAGCTACCGTCGGGTTAAAGCCTTTGCAGAACTCGATGCGGGCAAGGTTTTTGCGCATATCTGCCTGGTAAACTGTGTGTTTCTTTGGCATAATAACTCCATTGAATTTGTTCAGAATTCGATAGTGATTTGAGAAGCCTCAACTGTTCGCGCAGTTGGGGCTTTTTGCTTTTTAGGCATCACAGCTTCTACAGCCTGCCTTGCCACTTCCCTGATTAAGCTCGTCTCCCATACTTTCTCCAGAAGAACGAACGTCACGGCCATGTCGTGAATGTTTAACCGGCTGACTTTTGAATCAGCCCAGCCAGCCATCTTTGCGAAGTTCGTCTGCCCCATCGTTACCAGGCGGGAACGTAATTCGCTTTCCACTTCACGAATCCTTTTGCTGTGTTTTGCTGTGTGCATGTTGGATAATTTCCTTGTTGGTTAATTGATTGCGTGACATTGCGGTGAGCAAGTCACTTGGGTTTTCCCTGGTATTCCGAGGGAGGTCAGATTGATAAAGAGCGGTGGTGCTTAAGCGGCCTGCAACTCAGGCCAAATGCACGTCCAATCACTTGGATGAAGGTGCTTGCGAGTAACTTCGCCAGAGCTTGCTTTCTCGATCAGGACGCAAAGTGCTGCGCCCAGTTCGTGATTTTTACTAAGTGCCTTTCGGAGGTAACCGATAGAAGTGCCGCACTTAGTTGCAAAATCTTTTTGTTCATCCAGTGAAAGGCTGTTGAGATAGATTCGTAATTCGTTCATCTCGGTTCCTTGTTTACCTTCACATAGATATAGTTTACCTACAGGTAAGTATTTTAGCAATACCTGCGGGTTATTTACCAAAGGGTAAAGCTGATTAAAATGCTCGCCATGGACAAATACGAGAAAAGGCGCCTGCGCCTAATACAGATACGTGATGATTTTTGCGGTGGAAAAGCCGTGGAGGTTGCACGAAAGATAGAACGTGAGCCGTCATACGTTTCTCGCATGCTTTACGAAGAAGGCAAGAAAGGTAAAAAACGGATCGCGGATGATATGGTAGAGATTATTGAAAAGGCATTCTCTCTACCGCGTGGCTGGATGGATGATATATCTGCAGATGGCCGTGGTAACACCTCATACGTGGGTACACACGAACCTAAAGGAGCTTTCCCTGTGATAAGTTGGGTCAGCGCAGGACAATGGATGGAAGCCATCGAGCCATATCACCGCAAAGCCATTGATCGCTGGTATGAAACTACGGTGCAGTGCTCGGAGAACTCATTCTGGCTAGACGTTAAGGGGGATTCTATGACCTCGCCTGTTGGCCTGAGCATCCCCGAAGGGACGATGATACTTGTTGATCCTGAGGCTGAAGCCAAAAATGGGAAGCTGGTTGTTGCCAAGCTGGATAGCGAGAACGAAGCCACCTTTAAGAAGCTTGTTATTGATGCCGGGCGTAAGTTCCTGAAGCCACTTAATCCTCAGTATCCAATGACTGAAGTCGATGGTAATTGCAGAGTGATCGGCGTTGTGGTCGATGCGAAGATAACAAACCTACCTTAAATCGCACTTTCCCCGCGACAGACGAAACCAACCGGCCACTGTGCCGGTTTTTTTTCGTCTGAATATCAAAAAACATCAAAATAAATTACCTGAAAATTCAAGCGGGTAAACTTTTGCGCTTATTTTGTTTACCTATGGGTATAGACATTAAATTTACCCTGAGGTAATGTTTATCTCAACGACGCAGGACGCGACGAGAAACAAAACAGGATGTTTGCTCTTTAACAATATGACCCTGTGAATACACAGGCCGAGGCGAGTGCTTTGGGCAAGAGATAGGTGGAGCTTACGCCAGTCAGGACGGTGGACCTGAGAAGCCTATTAAGTTCGGAAACGTCACGGGTTCTGGCTCTTGCACCCAAGCACTCATCGAGGAATACCCATGAACAGAAATCAACGCCGTATGGCGGCCTACAACGCGAAGAAAGCAGCAGAGGCTACCGACGCAAGCCGCTTCAGTAAAAAGCTCACTGTGGCGCTTTCAGGCTGCAGCTTAAACGTAGCCCGCGCTACATCAGCTCCTAGTCTGCGTGAGAAGCATGAGAGCACAGCGATGTGCTTACCGCAGGTCGCGCTTTATCAGGCGGGTCACCGCAAGGTTCGCAAAGACGCAGCGCACATCATTAAGTGAGGGGTATCTATGCCTAATCCATTAACTCTGGGGTTCTCCCCATTAAGCGGAAAGATTTATGCAGGGCGCAGTAAGCCAGTTAAGGGTGCTGCGCCGGGTGTGCGCCAATTCACCGGTGACAAAGTAGATGTAACGGATGATGCGCTGGGGTGCGTTGCTGACAAGCTTCTTAAGGATGGCAAGCCGGTGCGATGGGATTTGGGTGACGGAAAAATTTTGACGCTAAGCGCGACGATAACAGAACCAGAACAGGCTGCCTAATCGGCGGCTTTTTTTATTGGCTATCGCAAATCTAAAGACATCGTAACGGCGAGATAAAGGCATGAGTAAGCGACTTGAGATTTTGAAAGCCTCTCTCGCTAAGAAAGAGGCGCGGTTTGATGAGCGACTGCAAAACCACTTCGACACCGTAGCTCAGGCAAATGGACAGCCGCTAAACGACAAGCGCAATGGCCGCGCAACGCTAAATAAGTGGGATAAGCAGAGCGATGGACTGAGAGCGCTGCAGGACAGCATCCAACGCACTAAGGATGCAATCGAGCGTGAAGAAATAAAGATTGCGAACGTAAGCCTGATTGAGCTACCCGCCTATCTTCAGCAAGCGATTGATGATGGCCTGATTACTCAGTGGCGAAAGCACCCGAGGTTCTTCTTTGTGGTTGGCGTAAACAGTGCGCGAATCGTGCTCGATGAAGATACCGGAATCATCGGGCATCGCTACCTGAGCAAGGTATCAAAAGACGAATGCCCAATATTCCGGGACGTATTCAACAAGCTGAACCGGCAGTGCCGGGAATCACAACAGGCTGCCTAACCGCAGCCTTTTTACTGGAGCCCACCATGAGCAACACAGACTGGATTATCTGCTGGATAGTCACCGCTGGTCTCATGGTGGCGGGTTATTTAGGAGGGTGAATGAGTAAAGACACAGGCGGGTGTGCGTTTCCTTTTGTGCCAAATGACGGCACCGAATGGAACCAGGTTGAATTCGGGATGACGCTTCGTGACTACTTCGCAGCTAAGGCAATGCAGGGGGTATTTTCTTCAGGTTGTGGAATTAACATTGGCCCAAGCCATAGCGAGGAAATGGATGGCCTGGCAAAGACGTTTTATTTAATGGCTGACGCAATGCTTCGCGCTCGGGGCCAGTAACCACTACAGGAGAGAGAGGATGAACCTAACAATCGCGCAGATTTATGAACTTGCCCAGTTTGCTGGCTTGGCTTGCGTGTCGCCAGAAGAGTGTGATGTGGATGGAGAAACAGAGCTATCCATTGATAGCGGAGTTATCCAGGGGGATGGCGGCGAAGTGGATTACGAAGGTTTGCGAGCCTGCTTTTCTGAATACCCCGAAGAAGGTTACATCCCGCTGGCGCCTCACTCTAAATAACACCGCAGAGGCGATTCACTGAGTCGCTTCGACGGTTCTAGTCACCAACGCCTTTAGAGGGCTTGAAATAACCAGACCGTAACACTACTCGGCTCGCTTCGGCGGGCCATTTTTTTGACACCAACATAAACGAATTAAGGAACCCACGATGAACTATGCCATCGCGGGCGGTGCCGTCGTGGGCTCCGCTCAGTTTGATGAATCACTGTTAGACGTTATCACTCGCCGCCTCCGCACTGGCTGGCGCTCATTTGTAGACACCCTGAATCAGAGAGGCCAGCCATGAAGCCTAATCACTTCAAAAAAGCACAGGAGCTTTCACGCGAAGCCGTCCTGTTCAGTAACGCCGCCAAATGGGCGATGGCAATGAAGCTGCTGAGGAGTGCGTTTCGATGAAGCTGAAACTCGAGTGCGGCGAGGTCAAGACTCGCGCCGGTTATCGCCCCGGCATGATGGTTATCGAAGCTGATGAAGTATCTCTGCTCGACTTCAACGGCAAGCAGCTACTCAACCAGATGGACATCAAAGACGTCATGGAGTGGCTTACAGAGCAGGGTTACACGATTCATCAGGAGATAGCAGCATGATTGACCCGGATATGTATTTCATCGAGATGATGAAAGCCATCTTAGAGCCTGTACTCGACCAGATGACACCAGAGCAAGCCGCACAGGACGCGATTGCTGATTACCGTACGGAGCAACAACAGAACCGCATCGACTGGTGCGCCCATAACTGACACTGAGGTGTGAGATGAAATTTGAAAAAGCCATGAGGAAGAAAGCCAGGCTACGGCTGGCACTTACCGGGCCAAGTGGTTCAGGGAAGACTTACAGCGCACTGCTAGTAGCGAAAGGAATCGGCGGACGTATTGCTGTTATCGACACGGAGAAAGGCAGCGCATCGCTCTACTCTGATGTTGCGGAGTTCGATGTTCTGGAGCTCGACCCGCCATTCAGTCCGGAGCGCTTTATCGAGGCTATCAGCGCTGCTGAGCAGGCCGGATATGACAGCCTCATTATCGACAGCATCACCCATGAATGGGGTGGTGTAGGCGGCTGTCTGGAGCTCGTCGATACCATCGCTAAAACGAAGTACCGCGGCAATTCATGGTCAGCCTGGAGCGACATTAACCCGCGTCACCGTGCCTTTCTGGATGCGATTCTGCGCTCTTCAATGCATATCATCGCCACCATGCGCAGCAAGACGGAAACGGCGCAGGTTGAGGAGAACGGCCGCAAGAAGGTCGCCAAGCTCGGCATGAAGTCAGAGCAGCGTGATGGCGTCGAATACGAATTCACCACCGTGCTCGATATCGGTCATGAAACGCATCATGCGATCGCCAGCAAGGACAGGACGAAGTTGTTCAGTAATGCCGACCCGGTGGTTCTCAGCGAGCAGACTGGCAAGCAGCTGCTGCACTGGCTGGAGTCTGGCGCCAATCCTGCAGAAGAGTCGCTGAAGGTATTTACGCAGTCCGCGGCAGAAGTCGAGAACCTTGACGGCCTTAAGGCGCTTTTCGAAGAAGCATGGCGCACCCTGCGCGGCACCGAATATCAGGCTAAGGCCAAAGAGATTTATGACATCCGCAAAGCGGAACTTGAGCAGAAAAGCGAGGCAGCATAATGGCAGAAAGCCCAATCAGCGCTGAGCAGCAGGAGTTTTTCTGGAGCAAGGTTAAGAAAGGGAGCGCATCGGAATGCTGGAACTGGCAGGGAGCCAAGAAGCCAAAGGGTTATGGCAACGTAAGGATAAACGGTAAATACCTTTTGGCACATCGTGTTTCATGGGAATTAGCGAACTTCCCAATACCAGAAGGTTTCTTCGTCTGCCATGCCTGCGATAACCCATCCTGCTGCAATCCTTCTCATCTTCTCTTAGGTAATGCTCGCGCAAACTTTACAGACATGGTGAGTAAAGGAAGGCAAGAGTTTGCAAAGAACAAGGCGATCGGATCCAGAAACGTCAACGCGAAATTAACCTGGGATCAGGTCTGTGAAATACGCAGCCTACATAGTCGCGGAGGTGTTACTGCCAAAAAGATTGCAAGCGACTTTGGCGTCACACCATCAAACATTCTCAGCATCATTCACTTCAAAACAAGGAGGACTGCCTAATGGCAGGAATCAATAAGGTCATCATTATCGGAAATCTGGGGCAGGACCCAGAAATCAGATACACCGCATCAGGTTCAGCAGTGGCGAACTTGTCTGTAGGGGTCAGTGAGCAATGGAAGGATAAGACCACTGGGGAGAAGAAGCAGCACACAGAATGGATGCGCGTAGTCATCTTCGGAAAGCTGGCAGAGGTGGCTGGCGAGTACCTGCGTAAGGGCTCGCAGGTTTACATCGAAGGCCAGCTGCGCACACGGAAGTGGCAGGCGCAGGACGGCTCTGAGAAGTACACCACTGAGATAGTCGTCAACGTTGGCGGAACGCTGCAGATGCTCGGCGGCAAGCAGGAAGGTGGTCAGGGAAACCGACCGCAAACAAATCAGCAGCAGCGACCGCAGCAGCAGGCTGGGCCATCTACTCCACCGGCAAACAATGAGCCTCCTATGGAATGGGATGACGCTCCACCCTTCTAACATTTACCAATAAGGCACCGACCATGAACCTCACCGAAACTTCGGCGGACTCTGCACGCCCTGATGAAACGCAATCACAGCGTCTGCATCGGCTCGCTATGCAGGACGCACAGCAGCAGATTGCCGCCCGGTACGGTGAGCGGTGCCGGATTGAATCACGCACGAAGGAATCACTGGAGACACGGCGCAGGGGGCGCGCCACGAAGGAATACGCACGACTGGCAGCCTTCTATCCGCAGCTGCCACGCATCATCGTGACGAAGCCTGATGTTGTCTGGAATGACTATCAGACAGAGCTGCGCGGACGCTTTGGTGCCGTGGTGCAGGACTAACTATTTTCGCCGCGGCATTGAGCCTGACAGCGGCATAAGGGGTAAGAGAATGAGTGAAGAAGAGAAGCAGGCGCTGACAGGTCTCTGCAAGATTGAGATTAAGCGCTGGAAGCAGGCATCAGAATCGAATCCTGACATGCGTTACATGGTCGAATTGATGGAGGTGGCGCTTGCCACTCTGAATGCGCCTCCAGATGACTGGCAGCAGCGCGCAGAAGCAGCAGAGACGAAACTGGCAGAGCTGGAGAATCAGGAGCCTTTTGCATGGGTTCTCAAAGATGCCCACCGAGAAACCAGTCATGTCGAGCGAAACAAGCAGGTGGCTGACTTGTTTTCGGTGTTTAAAGGCAATCAGGTTACGCCACTCTTCGTCCGCCCCGCGCCCGCCGTCAGCCTGGCGGAGCTGGTGCAAGAAGGCTGGAAGCTGGTACCGGTTGAACCAACGCAGGAGATGAAAGGTCAGCGCCATACGCTTGCCGATGCTGATTGCCCGGAATGCGGTAAGAATTTCGGCGTGGACGTTACCTTTAATATTGTCTACTCATGGGAAGATATGCTGGAGGCGGCACCACTACCAGACTTACTGTGCAACATTGATGAGGCGAAATGAAAAGCAAAGAGGACATCATGATTCACATCTGGTGGGTGCTTGTGGTGGGTGTTATTGCGTATTTATCCTGGTGGCTTGCATGAAAAACTACGAACCCATTGAGCATCAGCACATGACCGCGCAATGCGGTTTTTTTACGCCTGTAATTTGGAGAAGACAATGAACTTTCCAGACCCTATTGATGAAGCCGCAGAACGCGAGCAGCAGATGATTGAGATTGCCCTGGCTAACCGACCCAAGCCCACGATGACCTACACCGGCCTTTGCCATAACGGCGACTGTGGAGAGAAGACCACGAAGGGTTTCTTCTGCTGCAGCGAGTGCCGGGAATACTACGAGCGTATTGAGCGCGCTAAGCAGCAAAGGAGGGTCGCATGAGTGTTTACACGTTGGTAGTTGAATTCCCGGATGGCAAAGAGCCACCAATTGGCCCGCTAACAGATATCCTTGGCGGCAGAGCAATGACTGTCGCTTTCTTCGACCATCGGGATGATCACCTTTCTGCTGAACAGGCATCTCTAATCGAGAAGGCAGTTGAGGAGTACTGCGAGAATCACGACAAGGATGATTTGGATATCTGGCACAAATTGCAGTTTCTCACCAAAGAATAACCTCTCTACACCCCCACTCACCCTATTCACTATCGCGCTCTGCGTGAGGAGTTGTTATGTCTGACGAAGAGGTATTAGAGCTGGCGGCTAAGGCTGCAGGGCATCGTACATTCGGATTCGATGAGCAAGGAAGCATACTTATCGACCCTGTGGTTTATGCGCCATGGAACCCGCTGAATAATGATGCCGATGCATTTCAGCTGGCCCATCAGATGGACATGAATATTCATTACGGGCCGAAGGTAATTCTGGTGAGTGAACCGGCCGGCGCCTGCAGCTATACGGTCGACATCGTAAGCCCGGACATCCTGAGCCACACAAGGAAGGCTATCACCTATCTCGCTGCCAGTGTCGGCGAGTGGCTATGAACACCCTTAGCGACATCTCCCCCGGCGAGTTCCTTATATGGCTCGCCTTTTTTATTTGTATTGCGCTGGCCTGCTACTGGCCTGATAGGAGTAAATATGAGCCTTGATGTAATGCCAATTTCGGCATACTGCCAAACCACAGGAGAATCGGAGGAGGCCATTAACAAACGGATACAAAGGAAGATCTGGAGGATGGGCGTCCACGTATTAAAAGTGGACGGCGTCCGGGAGCGCTGGATTGATACAGAAGAGGTGAACCGATGGGCAAGAAGCAGCAAGGATCCGCTTTACCGCGCGGAATAACCGTGCGGCGCCACAAGACTGGCGAAACGCTGCAGCTGACATTTACGTTTAATGGCGTTCTTTGCAGAGAGCCATTGTCGGGGATGGAGGTGAATGCGAGAAATATAAAGTATGCCGAGCGGTATCTGGGAGAGATTCAGAACCGCATCGCGTCGGGGGATTTTAACTACCTGCAGTACTTCCCCCGCTCGAAAAAGGCGGCGCTGTTTGGGCATCAGAAGAAGAAAAAGACGGTAAAGGATTACCTTGAGGAGTATCTGGTCATAAGCGAGAACCGCAACCTGTCACCGTCTACGCTGGACGGATACAGGAAGTGTCTGCGCTCGCTCAGGGTGCTTCACAATATCTACGTGACGGAGCTGACGCCGGCAGCGCTTAAAGGCTGGGTATCGACGCAAAAGACGAAGCTGAAGACTATTCGAAATCGCCTGTCCTTTTTGCGTAGCGCCATTGATGAAGCGGTAACAGATGGGCTTATCAGTGATAATCCTGTCGCGCACATCAGCGCATCTCGCTACTTCTCCATCGAGTACGGAAACACTGAGGAGTACGAGGTCGACCCGTTCACGCCGGCAGAAATCAGCATCATCTATATGCACTGCCTCTACCCACAGTGGAAGGCGACATTCCAGTTTGCACTAAACACCGGCGTTCGCCCTTCCGAATTATGTGCTCTGCGATGGCGGGATATAGACTTTGAGAGGAAGACGGCGTTTGTGCAGAACGCCGTTGTTGAGGGGGTGGAGAAATCAACGAAGACGCGCGCCGGCACAAGGAAGATAGATTTGAACGAGGAGGCGGTCGAGGCGCTCAGCATCATGAAGCAGTTCACGCAGCTGAAGAGCGAGTTTGTATTCGAAGATCCGCGAACCGGCGAGCCGTGGGCTGGCTCAGATGCTATTCGCCAAAAGGCGTGGCGCATCATCATGCGCGAATCAAAGCTCAGGTATCGCAACCCGTATCAGACGCGTCACACGTTCGCGACGATGCATATCAGCTCAGGGGCCAACCTGTTCTGGCTATGCAAGCAAATGGGACATAAAGGCCCGGATATGCTGTTCAGAAATTACGGCTCTTATCTGGTCGATTACGATGGCCACCTATCGAGGCCGACGATCAAAACCGGCAGCGAATAA